CATTTTTATATATATTTGCCATTAGTTATCTATGAGTATTAACTCAAATCCTCCTGATGCTGAAGATGTAGAACTTGAAATTGCTTGTAATTCTATATCTGTTTTTTCTGTAATTTTAGTTATAGCCTTTTTAGGAAAATATGTAAAACCACCTCTAATATTTAAATATTCTTTTGTTTGAAAAGCAGAATCAGCAACAGTATTATCTCTAGTTTTTAACTTACAAGTTTGTTCTTGATCTTTACCTGATCCAAAATTCATCGCTACAACATATCCTGTTTTACCAGCAGGTATTGTATATACTGCCATTAGTGTTTGACCATTTCCAGCAGTTATAGTTGCTGCTATATCAGATCCACCTGTATAAGTTACAGTAATATTACCTTCATTATTTCCACTTGATCCTGCTGTTTCTACAGACATTCTAAATACTCTTAAAAAAGTTTGAGTAGTTGTAACTGTAGTTGTGCCATCCATATCAACTGTTTCTTCAGCCAAATTATAAGAACCATCTAAACCTTGTATTCTCAAAGTTCTAGCACCAGTTCCTGCTACATCATCATTAGCATCATCACTTACTGCATCAACAGTAACTGCAGTGGACTGATAAGGATATTGTCCACCTGTTTCCCAAATAACTTCAAAAGAACCTGATCCAATTGAATCATTATATCCAAACTTATTTACTTTTGTGTAGCCAGTAAAATCACCTTTAGCAACTGCTAACCAAAAATCAATATCACTTGATCCTGGAGTTGTTGCTCCTGTTGTATTAACATTATTGCAAGACATTAAGCAGGTTTATCTGGATAATCTATATTATTAACTTGTTCTACAGTTGTCAAACCATCTGTTATATTTCTTAGCTCAGTTCTAAATAACATCCAAGCATTTCTTTGTTCAGATGTTAATGTGTTATCTGGTAATTGTGTCCAATCAGAATCTTGTAAGTCTTTATTTCTTTTAGCTCTTAAATCTTCCATAGCTATATCAAATTCTACTGCTGGAAATTGTGCTTGTATGTCAGCTACTGGTATTGGTGTTGTTCCATTGTGCCATTGAACTGTATTAATATCATTACCACTAACAGATACTTCTGCGTTTGGATTTATTTTTAATATTGCATCTATTATCATTATCCTTGTATCTCCAATAATTGAATTGTTGCTGTATCACTGCTACCAGGTGTAATCCATTGTAAAGGTGCTTTAGCATATAATTCGTATGTCAAAGTGCTTGTACTTGATGGACTATCTAAAAAAGATATTGATTGACCAGCTATAATTCTTCCACTTACAGAAGCATTAACTCTAAAAAGAGCATCATCACTTCCACCACCTAAATTTGTTGAATCTCTAAATATAGTTGCAAGAACATTGGCAGTATTACCTCTAGTATCAAAATCAGTTCTAACTAATACTAAAATTTTAGAAGAAGTAGAAGATGGAGTAATATCAGCTGTTAAACCAGTTCCTACATAAGTAGTAGAAGTAGAAACAAAAGAAGTAGTTTTAATACCTTGAACAACTTGCAAAACCTTACCTACATCAGCATTAACTAAAGAATTATTATTTAAAGTTATTATTGCCATTATGCGTTCTCCTTAACACATTAAAGAACATGGTACAATAAATGAACCATCTTCATAAGTTTCTATTACTGTTGTTGATAATACTTTTGCAAAACTGCTAGATTTAACATTATCATCTGTTTGTACTTTTGCAGTTCCATCTCCATTTGATTGAAGTAAATCTCCTTTGGCGATTGTTTCATTAGCTTTTATTCTAACTACAAATGAACCAACTGAAGCTACATAAAAATCATTATAACCTTCTCCATCTTCATCATAACCACTAAATACACCATAAACATTTTTAGCATCTACTGTGTCAGATACTTTTGACATCATGTGTTTAATGTCATCTTCTTTAACGATTGTTGCTTGATAATCTGTTCCTTCATAGTTGTAAGTAATTACATCTCCATTAGATTGAGTATCAGCTAAAACATGAGGTATTTTTTGTGGAGTAGTTACGTCATTACCATCATCATCTTGTGTAATTATATCAAATTCTAAATTATACCAATCACACATTTCATCTAAACTTTCTATAACTGTTCCTAATAAAATTGTAGGTTTAGAATTATCTGTAAATCTTGACCAGTGAGAACCTGTAAATGAATTGTATGATATGGTTGTGTTTGTTATATCAATTCCACCTTGTTCTGTTCCATTACCTCTGAAACTAACCATATTTCCATTAGTATTTCTATTAATATATAAAACAGTACCACTTGGTCTACTCAACATTTGCCAACCCTCTGGACTAATTTGAGCACCTGTCAAAGTTGTAGAACCAGTTGGAGTATTACCTATACCTACTCTACCAGAACTATCAATACGCATACGTTCTGTATCATTAGTGGTTAAAAGCAATGAATGATTACTTCTTGAACCTATATAAACAAGACCATTAGTATTACTAGCAATTGTTTGAGCAATAACTCCTGTACCAGTAACTAATTCAACAGCATCACCACTAGCATTTTTTAATTCAAGTGTTTTAAAACTAGCACCAAAATTAGTTGGCGATGCAGTTCCTACTCCAATATTATTATTACTATCAATAGTAATAGCTGTGCTTGTAGCATTATCATCTATACCAGTAGATGAGAAAGTAGTTAGAGGATAACTTAGTTTAGCACTTGTTACCGCACCACTTCCTATCTTAGCTTCTGTAACTGTACCATCTGCTGGAATAGTAATTAATCCTGTTCCATAATGTAAAAAGAAATCGCAAGTAGATGTGCTAGGTATTGCAACACCAAAGTCTATTGTTGAACTTGATACTGTAAAGTTAGTAGCTTGAACTACACCATCAATAGAAATTAATAATGATTGTGCAGAATTAGGTACAAATGCTACTGAACTTTTTGTAATAGAATAAGAACTAGAACCATCAAATGTGATGTTATCTAATATTTCTATGTTGGATATTTTATCTGTATTTCGTCCAATGTAAGCCATTATTCGCCACCCCCATTATCTATTACTACACCACCATTTTCAATGTATTCCATTATTGCTTGATAATCTGTGTTTGCTTCGTCTAGTGGTACAAATGAAACAACATCATTTAATATAACTTTATAACAACTAAATGTATTATCTATTGTATCATATATTTTTTCTACTGATGTAAAATTTCTAATCATAATTATAACTCCGAATCAAATTGTAAAAAAGCTGTTGTTAAATTTTTTAATCTAACTATTGCACCTTGTCCAATTGTAAAAGGCGATCCGCTTGATGCAGTAGCATTAAAAGATACTATTTGCTCTCCATAATCAAATGTTCCTCCTACTGTTACATCAGATGCAGTATTACTATGTCTAACATTAAGATTGTTACCACTCATTGTTGGTGCCGATCTCATATTATTAGGTAAACTTACAATAAAACCACCAACTGCTGTACTATAAAAAAAACCAGTTCCTATATTTGTTTGATCTGCTGTAATTCCAGTGTATTTTATAAAATACCTTTGACATCTTCCTAAATTCACATCATAAGGCAAGAACTCAAAGTCAGATGCTGATGTTCCAGCTTCTAATTGTACTCCTGTAATGTTGATATAATTAGATGTGCTATCTGCAAGATTGACTTGACCTACTCCTCTGTTTGCTTGTGCAAGAGAACCCCAAGAAGTCTGTAAAGAACCAGTGGTATATGTGCTACCTGCACCTAACCACCATGCCACATGAAGACTTAAATTATTATCGTTTGTAAATGCTCCAGTTGTATCACCATCAATAGTTATTATTTTCTTTTCCCAAGTTGAAGCAGAACTAATTGTATAAGATTTGTTAATGTGTCTTGTATTGTCATGGTCAAAAAGTTCAAGTATATATGTTCCAGTTTTATTTGATTTTACCCAAAAAGATAAAGTCAAACTTTCTGCACTTGATGTGCCTTTTTTAAGGTGTTGAAGATTTTGTCCTTCAAACATTGTTCTTATAAAAATTCTATCTCCAGTTGCTGGTGATGCATCAGCAGTTGTGCAATCCATTTTTAAAGATTTTGCAAATCCTTGACCAGTAGGTACATCTGTATCTTGTGAAATTGTCCAAGTACCTATACTAGATAAACTAAAATTAAATCTATCAACAGTATAATATCCAGATGTAGTAATTCCAGTACTTGAAGTTCCTCTTTGAGCAATACTCATATCTCCATTGATGATGATGTTTCTGAAGTTATTGCCTGTGAAACCTGCTGCTGGTATTTTTGTTATTGCCATTTATTATTCCTTAGGGTTATCAATTTTAATTTGTTGTATTCTAGCTTTCCAACTATCAATACCATTATCATAAATTTCTTCAAGTTGGCTTTCCCAACTTCCATATAAAGATTTTCTAGTAGCAATTATTTGTTGGTTGTTTTCATAAGTTTGTGCTTGAGATTCTAATGCGTCTAACTGTGCTTGAGTAGGTTGTGCAATATCTAAGTTCCATTCTTTGATGTAATCTCCATTACCATCACTATCGTTTTGTAATAATACATCTTTAGTGAAATCTACTTCAGCATTTACATATTGTTTTATTTTACTACTTAAACTTGCCATAATTAATCTCCTATCCTGTATGCACCGAAATATGTTATTGCTACAGAAGCATTTCCACCAAAAGTTGGAGTTCCTGCAGTTACATTATTCCAGCCATAAAGTTCTACATAATCTGAAGAACCATTTAAAGAAATTACACTTGAGATAAACGGAGTCATTTTCTTTTCATAATTTGTATAAAACTGAATTGGTAAATCTGAATATATAGAACCATTTTTGTATATGGCAATTTCTACTCCAGCTAATCTATTATCGGCATCCGCTTCAAAATGTAATGCACCATACACATTGTATCTTCCAGCCACATTAGGTGTAAAACGATAATTAGTAGAATTATCATAACAGTTATCTGTATCAAAAATTTCTGAATTTACTTGACACTTAGTTAAAGTTGCATCTGAAACAGTTTGGTCAGAAGTTAAAAATGCTTCAAAAGCTGGATACATTAAAGCAGATGTTTTAGCTTTAGTAACAGAATTATCTGCTAACTGACTTGTTCCAACAGAACCACTTGGAGGATTTATTGTTTGAACAGCTTTACCTAAGAACACACAGTACATATCATCTGATGCAGATGTAGCACTTGTTAAAGTTAATGTAGTTCCACTTGCAGTATATGCAGTTGTAGGTTCTTGTCTTACAAAGTTAATAAATAATGCTAACTCATTTTCGTTAGTTACAGGATGGTCAAGTGTGTAAGATGTAGTCGCACTTGTAGTGAAGTCTTGCTTAGCAAAACTTGTGTAACTTAATGCAGGTTGGTTTCCTAAATACATTATGCAACATCTTCTAAAGTTGAGATAATAACATCTGCTAAACCAGAAGCATTATCAGATTTTACTTTTACTGCTCCTCCACTAGGAATAATTACTTTTCCAGATATAACTTCTAAAGATCCACCAGAAGGAATTGGTGCTTCCTTAACAATGTATCTATCATTAGTTCCATCATTCAAAACAACATCAGCTAAAATAGCTGAACCACCAGTATTAGAAACTAAACATCCAATCATAACTTGTTTATTAGATGTAGTAGTTTTAACAGTAGTAAGTGTTGCATCTGTTAATCTAGCAGTTGTAGAATTAAAATTATTTGCCATCTTTTTTTTCTCCTTATTATCCTAATGCAATAGCAAATGGAATACTATTATCAGGTAAATTTGTTAGATTACTACCATCTACAGCAGGTAGTTGAGCTGAACCATTGAGTTGTACCACATTATTAGCTGAAGTTCCAACATTTAATGTTGCAGCAGTTCCTAATCCAGTAATTTTAGAATTATCAATAGCATTAACAGCTAAAGTAATTGTGCCACTAGATGTAATTGGTGAATTTGCTACTGTAAATTC